TCTGGGGCTAACCCTTAACTTAATTCACGGAGTAATTCAAAATGGCACTTCCTAATGGCGCTGGTGGTTATCAGGTTACAGACGGCAACGTCGGCGAACCGATCCTGTTTGTACAGGGCGCTCCGACCGCTCTGACTGCGGCTGCTACGGCAACTGCTGCTCAGTTGGCTAATGGCCTGTTTACCTTTAATGGCACGGCTGGCGACTTGACGCTGCCTTCTGTTGCTGACCTTGAAATCTACGTTTCATCTGCCTCAAAGGTGGACGCTGCGTTTGACTTCTTTGTCATCAACATCGACGCGGGTACGGATGACGTAACCGTGGCGATTGGCACGGGCTGGACGCTGGTTGGCGCTGGTCAGGTTGATAACGGTACTTCGGGTCACTTCCGCGCTCGCAAGACGGGCGACGGTACGTGGACCTGCTACCGCATTTCGTAATGGCAACGCCCCCGGCAGAGCGATCTGTCGGGGGTATTACCTAAAGGGGTATTTCTATGCCTAATACACAGGCGATTGGCGTTGCCTTTTCGGACCAAGCGATTATCAACGGAAGCCTTGATTCCGCGACCCTCGTTAACTCTAACGTGCGTAGCGGTTTTACCGGCGCACAACAGGGTGCGACGATTGCGGTAGCCACGGGTAACAATGACGTTTATGTCGTTGCCCCTGCTGCCGGAACGTTGAACGCGGCGTGGTTTTCAGGCGTTGATGCGCTGACGGCGAGCGACAGCAACTACATTACGTTCTCAATTACCAACCTTGCAACGACCGGCTCTGGCACGACGGCAATGCTCGCGGCAACTGACGCGAACACAACCAAGGCCACGGGCGGCACTGGGCTTTCAGCGAACGCACGTCGAGTGCTGACGCTAAACGGCACGGCAGCGAATCTTGTTGTGGCGGCGGGCGACCGTCTCCGCATTCGAGCCGCTGTTACGGGTACGCTGGCGAACACCGTCACGTTCCCCGTTTATAGCCTGCAATTTACTGTTGCCTAATATGCCGAATATCTACCTTCGTCATCACAAGCACGGCGAGAAAGTAGCAATCTCGGTGCTAGAAGCGCGGGAAGATATGGAGCATGGGTGGGAGGAGTTTGACCCCTCTAGCCCAGATGATTCAGAATCCCCGGTGTCGGCAAACTTGTCGGCATCGGGGACTTCTGATAATGCACTAAGGGCGCGACGACGACGCCGGGAGTAATACATGGCAACCACCGCTGCTGACCAGATCAACGGTGCGCTGCGTCTGATCGGGCAATTAGCAGAAGGTGAAGTGCCTTCGGCAGCCACGTCTCAAGACGCCCTCGCTGCTCTAAACCAGATGCTTGACTCTTGGAGTACGGAGCGTCTGGCGGTCTTCTCGACCCAAGATCAAGTCTACAACTGGCTGCCTACCGTCCGTAACATTACGATGGGGCCGACCGGCACGTTTGTGGCCGAGCGTCCGATCCTGATGGACGACGCTACCTATTTCCGTGACCCATCGACCAACGTGTCGTATGGCATCAAACTGATCAATAACGAGCAGTACAACAATATTGCCCTTAAGACAGTAACCTCAACTTATCCACAGTTGATGTGGGTCAATATGACCTACCCGGACGTGGAGATTTACATTTACCCAGTACCGACCAAGATACTGGAGTTTCACTTTGTGTCGGTGCGTCCGCTGGCGCAACCAGCCACGCTGGACACCACCCTTGCGTTCCCGCCTGGATACCTGCGCGCGTTCCGCTTTTGCTTGGCCTGTGAACTTGCAGCCGAGTTTGGTGTCGAACCGTCTCCGCAGGTGCAGCGCATTGCAATGACCAGCAAGCGCGACCTGAAGCGCATCAACAACCCGGATGACTTGATGGCAATGCCAGCGGCACTGATCGTCAACCGTCCAAGGTTTAATATATTCACTGGCAACTTCTAAAACATTATTTTACGCTAAATGGTGCAAGTAGAATGATGTTTACGTTTGGCTTCAACATAGGCTTGATGAGCCTCTTCCGGGGTATCAAACCAACCAAGCAGGGTTTGCGCGCCATTAGTGCAAATTCTTGCTCGGTATCGCTTGCCATTTCTAAATCGAGAAACGCCAAGGTACTTGCTAGATTTGTTGCGATTATGTTGTTTGCGCTGATTTTGAATGTTTCCAGCCGTAGTAACATCTCTCAAATTGTTAAAACTGTTGTTTTGGGTATTGCCGTCTATATGGTCAATATCGTTTTTAGGCCATTCGCCAGTCATGTAAAACCAAGCAAGGCGGCTGGCTCTGTATCCAATTTTGTCGATCCTAATAATTCGGTATCCATCTGGACGAATGTATCCGGCCTCTGCGCCGGGAACGACTTTTCGGCAAGTCTTTTTTGCCCACGTAAAGGCCCCGGTTTCCGGGCAGTAGTTAAGCGTTTGGCGGAGATGTTCAAGTGTGACTTGGTTGCGTCTCATGTCTAAACTTTACCATAAAAGCGCTGCCTAATGCATACTCCAATCTTAGGGTCGTCGTATGTCATCCGGTCGGTCAACGCTGCCGACAACCGGATGGTCAATCTTTATCCAGAAGTCGTGCCGGAAGGTGGAAAAGAGCCTGCGTACCTACAGCGTTGCCCAGGTTTGGCATTAAAGACCACAGTTGGAACTGGCCCGATTCGCGGGCTGTGGAGTTTAAAAGACAAACTTTACGTTGTATCTGGCGAAGAGTTTTACAGCGTTAGCAGCAATTACGCAGCCGTTAAAAAGGGTGACGTAACAGGTACCGGCCCCGTTTCAATGACTGATAACGGCACGCAAATTTTTATTGCGTGCAATCCAGACGGGTTTATATACAACTCCGATACAGACGTTTTTCAGCAGATCACTGACCCGGACTTTCCGGGCGCTGTCACGGTCGGCTACCTTGACGGTTACTTTGTGTTCAACGAGCCGAACTCGCAAAGAGTATGGGTGACACAACTTCTTGATGGTTTGTCTATTGACCCCTTGGATTTTGCGAGCGCGGAGGGTTCACCAGACGGGTTAGTCTCCCTCATCATTGACCACCGAGAAGCGTGGCTGTTTGGCACGAACTCGGTGGAGGTCTGGTATAACTCGGGCGACCCTGACTTCCCCCTTACCCGCATCCAAGGCGCTTATAACGAGATTGGCTGTATTGCGCCGTACTCCGTCGCCAAGATGGATAACTCCGTCTTTTGGCTAGGCGCAGACGCTCGCGGTCAGGGCATCGTCTATCGAGCCAACGGTTATCAAGGCATCCGTGTATCTACTCATGCCGTTGAGTTTGCTATTCAAGGCTATGGCGATCTGACTGACGCGGTGGGCTACACCTACCAACAGGACGGTCACACGTTCTACGTGTTGAACTTTACGAACGCAGACACGACGTGGGTGTTTGATGCCGCGACGGGCGCATGGCACGAGCGCGCAGGGTTTCGCAACGGAGACTTCAAGCGTCATCGTGGTAATTGCCACGCTCGATTTAATGGCGACCCGATTGTTGGCGATTACCAAAACGGCAAGTTGTATGCGTTTGACTTAGACGTATACGCCGATGACGGCGCTGTGCAGAAATGGCTGCGCCGTTGGCGTGCGTTGCCGACTGGCGCCAATGACCTCAAGCGCACCGCCCATCACTCGCTTCAGATTGATTGCGAGACAGGCGTTGGCTTGTCTGGGTATGCGCTGGAAGATTACATATATTTAGGCTCTGAATCGCTTGCGATTTTAGAAACCGAAAGCGGACAAGACATTATTCTTGAGTACACGCCTGTTACGGGCGCTAACCCGCAGTTGATGCTGCGCTGGTCAGACGATGGCGGTCACACTTGGAACGGCGAGCGCACGACCTCGATGGGTCGCACTGGTCAGTACGGCACTCGTGCCATCTTCCGCCGCCTTGGCATGACGCTAAAACTGCGCGACCGCGTATATGAGGTCAGCGGCACCGATCCCGTCAAGGTTGCCATCATGGGCGCCGAACTACAGATTAGTCCGACGGCATCGTAATGGCACAGAACATTACGCAAATTCCTGCCCCGCGTGTTCCGTTCCTCGACGAACGGACGGGCTTGGTTTCGCGTGAGTGGTTCCGCTTCCTTAACAATCAGTATCAACTGACGGGTGGCGGCACTACGTCCACCTCTATTGCTGACCTTGAGATTACCCCGTCGCTGGCCGCTAACGTCGAGGACGAGGTAGCGGTACTGCGTGGCAATATTGACGATTTGCAGAAAGGGCCGCCTCGGTTTGAACCGGGTCTAATTAACTACGGGTCGTTTTTCTCAACGCAGACGCAAGCGGCAACGGTTATCAATACGGCTAAAGCCATTACGTACAACAACGCCGATCCTGCTTATGGCGTGTACCGCGATCCCGCTGATAGCAGCAAGATCAAGGTCACGCGCCCCGCTATCTACAACGTGCAGTTTTCTATTCAAGTAGACAAAACTTCGGGTGGCTCAGGGCAACTTTATATTTGGCCTGCTATCAACGGCACAGCGGTAGCCAACTCGGCGTCGTTAATTCAGATTCAAGGCAACAACGCTGAAATCTTTTCAGCGGCTAACTTTTTCTTGCCATTGTCTAACGGCGATTACTTTCAGTTGTACTTTTCCGTCAGTGACTTAAGCGTGCAGTTGCAGCAATTTGCGGCTGCCGCTCCTGTCCCAGCCATACCTTCTATCATTTTGACCGTTATGCAGGTGTATGTATGACCGTTTACCTTTCAGCCTTTGCTGGCGCCGGAGCGCAGTTCTTTACCGACGACAACTCAGTGCTGTCGGGCGGAAAGATTTACACCTACGCTGCTGGCACCACAACCCCGCAGACGACTTACACGTCGGTGCTAGGCACGTCTGCTAATGCCAATCCCATCATCCTTAACTCTGGCGGCAGACTGCCGGAGGACATGTGGCTGTCGGAAGGCGTGCTGTATCGGTTTGTATTGAAAGACGCCAACGACGTGCAGATCGGCGAATACGACGACATCGGTGGTATTAACGACGTATCTACGCAGTCTATTGCGTGGTCCACTATTACCGGCACGCCGACGACGGTGGCTGGCTATGGCATCACCAACGCCTTAACGACGACGGCTGCTGCGGCAACCTACGCTCCGATTGCCTCGCCCACGTTTACCGGCACGCCGCTTATCCCTGATAACGCGACGACTAGCGTTAATTACGCCGTAGGCTATCGAGAGGCTCCGCAGAACAGCCAAACGGCTAACTACCAGTTAGTGCTGGCGGATCGCGGCAAGTCCATCCTAATGAACGGCTCGTCGCTGACGCTGACCATTCCGGCTAACGTCGCTGTCGCGTTCCCGGTTGGCACCGTGGTTATTATCGTCAACCTCAACGCTACGGCGCTGTCGATTGGCATTACGACCGACACGCTGACGCTGGCTAACAGCACAACCACCGGCACTCGCACCCTCGCGCAAAACGGCTTGGCGACCTGCGTCAAGATTGGCTCAACCTCGTGGCTGATCAGCGGAGCAGGGTTGACCTAATGGGCGGCGCTACCTTAGCAGCGGCGATTGCAGGCACGACCGGAGGAGCCGGTGCGGGCGTTGTTGATTACTCGTCCGGGTCTGGGTCGGTCACGATCCCTGCCAGCGCTACGGGCGTCACCATCGAGGTATGGGGCGCAGGTGGTGGTGGCGGCTACGGTACGGTAACCAACATCTTTGGTGAGTTTGCCTACGAGCCGCAGGAGAACCCTGGTGGCGGTGGAGGCGGGGGTGCCTACTCCAAGACTGTACTCGTTCTAACTGGCCCAGATGCCGGTAAAACGATCCTGTACACTGTCGGCGTGGCTGGCACAGGCGGCTCACTTGGCGATGCGGTAGGCGGTGCTGGCACTCAGTCAGTGGCGTATGCCGGAACGTATGCGCTGCCCGAGATGATCGCAACTGGAGGCTTTGGAGGTTACGGTGGTATCGGTATCTACGGCAGTCAGCAGGGTGCTGGCGGCACGGCCTCTGGCGGCAATACGACCAACACTAACGGCAACGGCGGAGCGGCTTTTACGCAGACAGGTGCGGCTGCAATCGCTGGTGTGGGTAGCCTTACTGGTGGCGCTGGCGGTGACGGTGGTGATCCGGTAGAGGGCGGTGCCGCTGGCCTGTCTGGGTCTAATGGCCGCGTCCGAATGGTCTTTACCTTTTAGGTGACACATGGCAGTTAACGTCAAAGTCCTGATCCCCGCAAAGATTGCGGAGAACACCCAAGTAACTCAATACATTGCCCAGAACGTGTCGGCCATTATCGACAAGTTCACGGCGACCAACTACAGCGCTGCGGCGGCTACCATTTCGATTAACCTCGTGACGCAGTTTGACTCCTCGGGCAACCAGAACTTGATCATTAAGAACAAGACGCTGTTGCCAAGCGAGACGTACACGTTCCCCGAACTGGTCGGCCACGTCCTGCAACCGGGCGGGTTTATCTCGACGATTGCCGGTACGGCGTCGGCTATCAACATCCGTTCGTCGGGGCGAGAAGTCTCGTGATTATTCGTCATGCAGTCGCAGAAGATTTGGAGCAGTACCTACCTCTAGGTGCTGCCTTCCAGCAGGCTTCGCCCGTACACAATATGCTGCCGTTTGACGAAGAAGGGTTTGCAAACTTTTTTTTGTCAGGGCTAGAAGAGCCTGACATGGGAATCTGGGTTGTAGAGGACAACGGAAAAATTATTGGCATCGCTGGTGCCGTGGTTTACCCGATGTTTTTTAGCCGAAAAAATAAAGTCGCCCAAGAACTCTGGTGGTGGATGCTGCCAGAGGCCCGTGGAAATGGTATTGGTAAGAAATTGTATGATGCGATAGAGTCTTGGGCATCTGAGCGTGGCGCAAAAGCCTTGTTTATGGTTGCTCTTGAAGATCAAAACGCTTCCAAAATGGAGCAAATTTACAGAAACAGCGGATACCGCCCAATGGAGCGGACGTTTTTCAAAGAGGTTGCTTAAATGGGTATTGCAACAGCAATTGTTGGTAGTGCGCTGCTTGGTGGTGCAGTGAGTGCTAGAGGCGCAAGTAAAGCCGCCAAAGCACAGCGACAGGCCGCCGATCAGGCCGCGCAAGTACAGCGCGAGACGTTTGAGCGTCAGGCGGAACTGCAAGAGCCATTTCGGCAGGCAGGCATTACCTCGCAAAACGAACTGATGCGGCTGCTTGGCATTGGCGGAGACGCTTCTGCTGCTGACTACGGGATGCTTACCCGTCAGTTTGGCGAGCGCGATCTGCAAATGGACCCCGGTTACGGCTTCCGTCTGCGCGAAGGCGAAAAGGCTTTGGAGCGTATGCAGTCTGCTCGCGGCAATATGCTCTCTGGTGGAGCAATCAAGGCCGGTCAGCGCTACGGACAAGACTTGGCGTCACAGGAATACATGAACGCTTTTAATCGAGCGCAAGCCCAACTTGGCACACGCTTGGGAACGCTTGGCAGTTTGTATGGCGCTGGTCAGGCTGCCACACAACAAGTTGCCGGTCAGGCTGGAGAGATGGGCGCAAATGTTGGCAACCTTATGACTCAGGCTGGTCAGGCTCGCGCTTCCGGCTATCTTGGTCAGGCTAATGCGCTTTCTAATGCGCTTGGTCAGGCTGCTATGGGATATGGCATGTATCGCGGTGGTTACTTTGGGCCAACTGGCGGAACGCCTGGCGGCGGCGCAAACTTAGGGTATGCCTCGCGTAATCCGTTCATCGTGAGCGAACCGTACATCCCGCGATCAACTCCCGTAACTTTGCCAAATCCGCCGGGGTTCTAACATGGCAATTATTGGTGCAACTCAACTTGAACCTGTGAACGTGCTTGGCTCGTATGTGCAAGGCATGGAAATGGGTCGTGCCAATCAGTTGGCGCAACAGCAAGCGGCATTGGCGCAGCAGCAGCAAGCGCGAGCGGAACAGCAGTTTCAGATGCAAATGGCTGACCGTGACCGAGAACTGAAACGGCAGCAGTTGCAGGAAAAGCGCGATAGTTTTGCGTTGTTGGGCCAGATTGCTGGCACCGCGGTTGATCAACCAACATACGATCAAGCATTGGCTACTTTGCAGGAGTTGGGCGTTGATACGGCCAACATCCCAAGAGCGTTTGATCCAAAAAAAGTTAAAACATTTAGAGACTCAACGCTTACCGAAGCGCAGCGTCTTGATTTAGAGATTAGAAAAGGCACCCTTGGTGTGCAACAAATTCAAGCGCAAACGGCTGCTACGCAAGCAAGAACCGCTGCGGCTGAAGAAAAACGGTTGGCTCAACTAGCAACTGCAATTCCCGCAGGCGATCAATTTAAAGTAATGACGCCTAAAGAAATTGAAGCCGCTGGATTCCCCGTTGGCACGGTTGCTCAAAAAGATAGCAAAACTGGCAAAGTGCAAGTTTTGTCTGCGGTTCCCGCAGGGCAGCGCCCACCTCCTGTAAAGGCAAGCGACCCTACGGTAAATCGTGTTGAGGCAGCAACAAATAAAATTACATCTCAATTGAAGAGCGTAAAAACTGGAGCGGTAAGCGGCGTGATGAGCCGCGTTTTTGATGCCTCAGACGCAAAACTTTTTGAGACTTACAGAGAACAATTGTCTGGCGCGGTCCGTGCTGCGTTGCGTATTCCGGGCGAAGGAACGTTGTCGGATCAAGAACAAGCGCAATATGGATTGCAGTTGCCAAGTCTTAATCAGACACGAGAAAACAACATAAAGATTATGGATGCTCTTGTTGAGCAAGTAAGACTGGCAAAGCAACTCCCATCGCGTCAGGCAGCGCCTGCCGCAGAAGAACAAGTGGATTACGTTTTTGAAAATGGCCGTTTAGTGCCTGCAAAACGCCCGAGGTAAGTTGCCATGCCAATCGTAGATGTTCCCGGTGTTGGCCGCGTCAAGTTTCCAGAAGGAACGACTCCGCAACAAATGGAGGCAGCGCTTAAAAAGGCGCAGCCTGAGATGGGGTCGTTAGAACAGTTTGGCCGAGGCGCGCTCAAGTCTTTAACGGACATTGGTTATGGTGCCAAGCAACTTGGCGCCGAAGGTGGCGAAGCACTTGGATTAGTTAGTCCAGAAACAGTGCAGCGCTTGCGTCAAGAGCAAGACATTCGAGAGTTAGAAGCCTCGCCGTACATGAATAGCCTTGCTGGGCAGTTGGGCTATTTTGGCGGCAACATCGGAACTATGTTGTTGCCAGGAGCGGCACTCTCTCGTGTTGGCGGGCTTGCGGCAAGAGCCGGACAAGCAATTTCAGCCCCGCGTACATTAGCCGGTGCGGCAACAGGTGGTGCGGCGCTTGGCGCTGTTCAGCCTGTCGGCACCGAAGACGAGCGATTGTTTAACGTCGGACTTGGTGCTGTCGGGTCTATGGGCGGTCAAGCGATCGGGCGTGGGTTGGCACGCATAGCGCAACCGACGACTAGCCAAACGACTCCGCAGATTCAGCGTGCAGTAGCGCGTTTGGAAAGCGCTGGCGTTCCTGTAGATATTGCAGAGAAAGCGGGGTCAGAAAACCTCCGCATGATTCGTCGGTTTTTAACTGACAATCCGATCTCTGCTGGAATTATGAAAAAAGGCCAGGATGCCACTCAAGTAGAGTTTAATCGCGCTGCCTTAAAATTGATTGGCGAGAAGGGCGACGCCGCGATCCCTGAAGTAATAGATCGCGCCGCCAATCGAATCGGCAAGGTAATGGACGATGTTGCTAGTCGCAACACGGTGAAAGTTGATAACAAGATGCTCACCGAACTTGCCGACTTAGAAGATGAAGCCAAAATGGTTTTGGAGCCGTCGCAGTTTGCGCCTTTAAAATCGCAAATCGACAACATTCTTTCCAAGGCATCATCAAGCGGTGGCATAGGCGGTGATGCTTATCAGCGCATCCGCACCATCGCACAAGAACTTGGCAAGAACCCTGCGCTTTCAAGGTTCTCAGGTTCGCTCCGAGAAACCATAGACTCGGCACTAGAAAGAACGGCTGGGCAAACAGACGCAACCGCTCTTAAAGATGCTCGTAAGCAATACCGCAATTTGATGAAAGTCATGGATGCGGTCGGTACTACAGAGACGGGCGACATCAGCATCCCAAGACTTGCCGCCGCTACGTCCGTGAAGCGAGAGCGTGGAGCAGCGTTACGCAATAAGGGCGATGCTGAACTTGCTCGATTGGCACGCAGCGCCATGACCATGCGCGAAGCGTTCCCGCAGTCAGGCACCGCACCACGCCAGCAACTCCAGACGATTGGAAACTTGTTGGCTCCCGGTATTGCTGGCGCAACGTATGGCGCTTTGCAGGGTGAGTCGCCCACTGACGCAACATTGTTAGCGCTTGCCGGTGGTGCTTTGGGCATAGGATCGCCCGCCGCCGCCGCAAGACTTTATCAAAACAATGCACTTCGTAATTACATTTTGCAAGGCGTGCAAAATCAAACAGCACGAAACGCTTTGATGTCGCCTTACACTCGCGGCGCCTTAACTTATGGCGTTCCGTCGGCGCTTCTTGGCGAATAACAATTTAAGTTTTCGAGGTAGTCATGCTTAAAGGCGCACTGAAATCAAAGACCGTTTGGTGGAACGTCCTGCTGGCCGTCCTTGGCGGGCTGGAACTAATGGGCGGTCACATGACCGTGCTGTGGGGTCAAGAAGTGGCTGCGGCCATCCTGATGGTAGGTGCTTTGGCTAACCTTGTTCTGCGATCTGTCACCACGCAGGCGCTTTCGGAGAAGTGACGTGGACGACATGCAGGTTCTTTTCAACATCATTCTGGGCGTGGCTGCGTTTCTTGGCGGCTGGACTGTCAATAACCTGACTCGCAGTATCGAGCGGTTAGACAAGGACGTGCGGAACATGCCGCATGTTTACGTCACCAAGGCTGACTACCGGGAAGACATCCAACACATTCGCAAGACGCTGGATGACATCTTCAACCTGATTAACCAACTGAGCAGCACTAAGGCTGACAAGTGATGTGGGCCGCTTGGCTGTGGCGTTATGCGCCGCACGCACTGATAGCGGCAGTGTTGGGGCTGTCATGTATATACGCCGTGTATACACTTCGGGAGCAGGGACGTGCCGAACTCAGGCCGCAGATTGAACGACTGGAGGCCGAGTTGGCAGCGGAGCGGGCTGACCGAGCGCGTGCTGAACGCGCTTCAGGCTCGTATCAGTTGGAGATTGAGCGCCTTAATAAACGTGCTGTTGATCGTACTGTTAATCGCACTCCTGTCCGGCTGTGCGTCAGCCCCCCAGCCTCGCCCGCCGGGGACGCCGCCCAAGGAACTGATGGTGCCGCCCCCGCCGCCGGGAGCGATGATGGATCGCCTCGAAGCAATCCTCAAGCGGGGCCAGACATCGGAGCCGACCTCTACGCCCTAGCCGCTGCCTGTGACGCTGAGAACGCTAAACTGCGTGCCTTGCAGGGTTGGATTAAAGATGGGGGCTAATCATGGACTGGGCGTTCGTACCGAACTTTAAGGCCGAAGAGTTCAACTGCTCGCACTGCGGCAAGAACGAGATGAAGCAGGAGTTTATGAACAAACTCCAAGTTCTGCGTAGCGCCTACGGTAAGCCGATGAAGATTACGTCTGGCTACCGCTGCGCCAAGCACCCTATCGAGGCCAAGAAGGCACAACCTGGAGCGCACGCATCGGGCTGCGCTTGCGACATTGCTGTCGTAGGTGCGGATGCACACAGACTGCTGAAGTTAGCCTTTCAGATGGGCTTTACCGGCATCGGCGTGCAACAAAAAGGTAGCGGTCGCTTTATACACTTGGATACTTTGGAGGGCGGCCTGCGGCCCAATATTTGGTCTTACTAGGAGGCGTTATGCGTACAGACGGCATCCCACAGCGCTTCCAACTAGCCGGTCACACCATCAAAGTCAAAGTAATATCGCCTTCAAAGTGGCGACATGGCAAGAATTGTGTTGGAATGTGGCTTCCAGACAAGTATGAGATTCACATCATAAGTTCTTGTAAAGGCACAAACCGGCAGCAAGTATGGGCGCATGAGGCTATGCACGCCCTCTTTGATGTCGCAG